ACAACTTGGCCCCGCAAAGAACTTGTCGCCGCTCGCTACCACGCCTGTCAAGAGTTTTGCGCGGAGTTTTGCAAGAGCCTCACAAGGTGTTCAGATTTATATTTGCCGCGTTTTCAATAGGTTGCAAAATGCCTGGGCTGAATTACTGTATTTCCGCCTGATAGATTTGAATTGCGAGAAGGCGTTGCACACAAGAGTGTTGCCGATTCTTGACTCGGAGAAGCTAGGACATGGAAGACACCAAGTTACGAAAGAAAAAGGTCACCGCCAAGTTCAAGGTGGAACTCGTCGAAATGGCCCTGCGAAAACTTCATAAACAATTAGCGAGCGAGGGTGAATTGAAAGCAACGCTCGGCGATCTAATACGACTTGTCGAGGCTCACGGTTCGATGGAACAGTCAGACGGACCCAAAGAGGTCCTCATCCGATGGATAGATCAAGCGGACGACTCTCAAGATGTCGAGAAATGAATATCAAGCGCAATATTCACTACGACTTGTTGCCGTCTCAGAAGTGCTTTCACAAGAGCTCAGCTCGGTTCAAAGGCTTCTCTGGACCAATAGGATCTGGGAAAAGTCAAGCACTCTGTCATGAGGCAATCCGTTTAAGCTACGAAAACCCGGGGCGCCACGGCCTGATCGGAGCACCAACGTTTCCAATGCTTCGTGACGCGACCCAAAGAACACTATTCGAACTCCTTGAGCTGAATAACCTTCCCTTCGAGTTTAACAAAGCCGAGAATTGCATTATAATGCGCGATACCGGATCAAAAATCGTATTTCGAAGTGTCGATGACTTCGAGCGACTGCGGGGAACAAACCTCGCATGGTTTGGGGTCGACGAATTGACCTATTGCCCCGAGGAGGCATGGTTACGCCTCGAAGGAAGACTTCGAGACCCTGGAGCAAAAAGGCTATGCGGATTCGCTGTCTGGACGCCAAAAGGGTTCGATTGGGTCTATGAACGATTTTTGGCCAAGCCTGTCTCCGGGTATGAGACTGTGTTAGCCCAGCCGATGGAAAACCGGCACCTCCTTGAACAGATTCCAGACTTCTACGAGCGTCTGAAGCACAGTTACGACGCGCGATTCTTTCAACAAGAAGTTCTGGGGCAATACCTGAGCATAAGCGCAGGTCAGGCTTATTACAACTTTGACCGTTCAATGACAGTCCGCAACTGTAAGATCGATCCCAATCGGTCACTATTCTGGGCGCTGGATTTCAACGTCGACCCGATGTCGTCAATCGTAGCTCAAGTATACGGGGACTCAGTCAACGTAGTAGATGAAATCTCTCTCGCGAGAGCGACAACTTGGGACGCTTGTGAAGAGTTCCTCAGCCGCTACCCGAATTCTCACGGCTTAACGGTATATGGTGATGCCTCCGGGAATTCGATGAAAACCACGGGGCCGCGAGATGGCGAAGCGATTAGTAAGTTCTTCCGAATGCGCAACATTCAAAGAGTAAAGGTTGAACTTCCACCGCAGAATCCAGCCGTTCGGGAGAGAGTCGTGCTGATGAACACGAAGCTCTTGGACGCGGCGGGAGAGCGTAGGCTATTTGTGGACCCTAGGTGCGTGGAGTTGATAAAGGACCTTGAGCAGGTGTGCCTGCTGGAGGGAACCATGATCATCGACAAAGGGAAGGACCCGAAGCGGACTCATATGTCCGATGCGCTGGGGTATTTGGTCTGGCAGGTTCTCGGGAATCAGGACCGGGGCACAGTTGGCTTACAGAACCGGCGATTGCCTGGTTTCTAAGAACAAAGGGAGAATCGAATGGTTACGACGATTGACCAGGAACATCTTGAGTACAAGACGAAGCGACTGCTATGGCGTCGCTACAGAGACCTATATGCCGGAGGCGAGCAGTTTAAAGACAACGCCTCCCAGTATCTAGTGGCCCGGCAGAAAGAACCTGCAGACGTTTATGGGGAACGTTTAAGCCGGGTCTTTTATGAAAACTATATAGGTTCAATAATTGATTGGTACGCGGCCACCCTTTTTCGGCGGGAACCCGTGATTAGCGCAGAGGGCGCGAACGATTTAGGTCGGACCTTCTTTAGTGACTTCATCGAGGACGCAGACCGAAAAGGCACAGGACTGAGTGACTTCTACCGTAGACAGATTACGGATGCACTTGTTTACGGCGTCGGTTACGCACTAATCGACTTTCCGCGAACGAGCCATACGGCGACGAGTAGAGCCGAAGAAGAGTTGCTCGGGGCCAGCCGCGCCTATCTGGTTCACTATAGCCCGGAGGACGTGATCAACTGGAGCCGGGATGAGCACGGGAGCTTTGAGTGGATTGTCATCCGGACCCAGCATACGCGGAAGGACAGCGTGGAGGATCAGACTCCAATCATGGAGACTCGTTGGACCTATTACGACCGCGAACGATTCAAGGTATTCCGTCGCAGCGATAGGAAAACACTCGGAGGGCCGGCGGGTGTGGTCGAACTGATCGACGAAGGGATCCACGGACTCGCAAAGCTCAATCGCGTTCCTCTCTTTGAGCTTAAAGTGAGCGACGGAATGTGGTTGATGAATAAATCGGCCCTGCTTCAGTTGGAACACTTTAACAAGTCGAATGCACTGAGTTGGGCGCTCACAATGGGGCTTTTCGCGATGCCGGTTGTCTATAGCGAAAAGACTTTTGACCAAATGGTCGGAGAGAGTTACTTCCTGCAATTAGGTCCGGGCGATCGATTCGGTTGGACTGAGCCCGAGGGCAAGGTATTCGAGATCGCCGCGCAGAACCTGCATCGGCTGAAGGACGAAGTTTATCGAGTGTGCTACCTCATTGGTCAAGCGGGGCAAGCTGTCGGTGACAATCGACCCGTGTCAGGGTTAGCCAAGCAACGAGACTTTGCGATTACCCAAGAAGTACTCCGCGGGTTTGGAGACACCGTGAAGGACTCTATGAAACGGATTCTGCGGGCGATCGAGTTCGTACGGGAGGACGGGTTGCAGATCAACGTTGCCGGTTTAGACGAATTCGATATTGGCGATTTTGCAAGTGAGGTGGAAGACGCAGCCAAACTTCTTGCGATGAACATCGAGTCAAAAACGCTTGCCAAACAAGTTTACAAGAAGTTGGCCTTCAAGTACCTATGCGACGAACGGCAAGAGGTGAAGGACAAAATAACGCGCGAAATTGATGAATGGTTTACGCGCGGGATCGAATAAGGAGGACTGAGTATGGATGATAACAAGCAAGATCAGACTGGATCGAACAAGGGCGTAGACTTTCGGAATCTGATTCAGGAAGCCGTACGAGAGTTCGTCAATTTAGAGCAATCCAAGAGTGAACCGGCCTACAAAGCGGAACTTGAAGACGAGAGGCGACGCCGCGAGACCCTCGAAAGGCGAATGAATGAACTCGTGGAAGAGAACCGAAAGAGTCGGCAACTGGCGGAGGAGGCGGAACGCAGTTCATCTATCCGAAGCGAGTTGCAACGGTTGGGGGTTCAGAAGATCGACCTTGCCTTTCGAGCGGTGAAGGACGACATTTCGCGGACCGAAGACGGTCGTCTCGTTGGGCGAACTCGGGATGGCGAAGTGACAGTGAAGGACTACTTGACGAATTTTGTTAATGAAAATCCGGAACTGTTACCTGCGAGAATTCCGGGAGGGTCTGGCGCGTCGACAAGTTCGAAAGCCTCCGCGGCAATGCCGGCTGGATCATTCGACATGGACAAAATTCGCCCTGGGATGCCGAAGGAAGAGTTGGAGCGGGCGCGGCAAGAGATATCGCGCATTGCTCAACAGATTAACGGCTCCCGCTAAATCAAGATTGCTTCCCTGGGCGAACTAACCGTCCAGGAGGAGAGACGTAGAAGCGATGGATTTCTACGTCGTATCGGCCAGCCGATTGGGCTGGAGACAAACTCACCGCAAGCGCCCCAAGCCTGACTGGCTGGGGTTTTTTCATTTAAGGAGATTAGAAATGCCTGCTATTACTTCAGCGAATGTAGCGAATGCGCTCGTTAAGCTTGTTGCCGCCGATGCGTTGCCCGCATTGATGGGTAACCTGGTTATGGGCAACCTAGTGAACCGGAATTTTGAGCCTTCGCTTGCTCAAGCCGGTGACACGATCAATGTGCCCATTCCTCCGACCCTGGTTGCGAACAATCTCGCTCAGGGCGGCACGGTTACGACGCAGAACCCCAGCTTGGGAAATGCTCAGATCGTGCTGAACACCCACGCGGAGGCTACGTTTCAGATTCCGGACGTGACCAAAGTACTGGCTGTTCCGGACCTGCTTCGCCTGTATATGGAACCGGCCGTTGTGGCACTCGCCGAGAAAATTGAGTCTGACATTCTGGCGCTCTACTCGCAATTTACCGCGAATACGCCGCTCGGATTCGCTGGTTCTCCACTGACTGAGAGCTTAGTAGACGAGGCGGAAACGGCCCTCTTCAACGCGAAAGTTCCGACTTCGGCTCAGAAGTATCTGGTTGTCGACGGAAGCACTTATTCCCAGCTTCGTCAGATTCCCCGTTTCTCCGAATACAACACGGCCGGCGAGGCTGGTGTTCGGGCCATGATCGATGGGACGGTTGGCAAACTGAAGGACTTCTTTGTCTTCCGGTCCCAATTTGTCGCTAAGACTGGCGGCGGGCCAGCGACCACGCAGAATCTTGCTTTTGCGAAGGATTCGATTGGTCTCTGCGTTCGTCGGTTGCCCCAGCCGTTGCCGGGAACGGGCGCAATTGCCGAGTATTCCGAACTCGGTAACTTTGGTATGCGCGTGATGATGAGCTATCAGCCAAATACTTTGGCTCAGCAATTCACGGTCGACTGCCTGTACGGAGTTGCTGTGTTGCGCAATAACTTCGGCGTTCAGGTTCGCAGCTAGTCATCTATGTCCGGGGCGGTTTAGGCCGCCCCGGCTTCCGGTTATGCGTCAAAGGAGAAGATATGGACCTGAAACACTATTACGCCGAAGTGGCGACGATGGAAGAGACAATCGAAGGCGAAAACGTTCTCGTTGTAAGTCGTCCGACCGGGGACGGGGGTAAAGCGGGCGTCATTTCTGAAGTGTCGCGTCAAGTTGCGGCACGGCTAGTCGTCGAGAAGAAGGCGAGGCTAGCGACCTCTGATGAGGTTGACTATTACCGACTAGAGCAGGCGGAGGGTTACAAACTCCGACAGGAAGCAGCACTTTCGCAACGGGTTCAAGTGACTTTGGTCAGCGAACACGAATGGAAATCCTTACAGCACCGTAAAGGTTAAGGAACGAATATATGGCTCTCTTCGTAGATGGGAATCCTTCTGAACCGATGGACCTCTCGCCGTACGAGACATCTATCTTCAGCACAGCAACAACCGAAGGCATCGACTTGGTTGCAAAAGGGACAGTTGCGGCGCTGGAGATAGGTCTTGAATTGCAGCGGTTTTTGAGCCGCACGCCCGGCGGCGGCTCATTCAGCTTGGCGAACGTGGTGGCAACCGACGCGTTGCTACAGTGGCATATTCTCCACACGCTTGCCGTAACATTTCGAGACGCGCATCATCAACAACTGAATGATCGCTATAAACACAAGTGGCGTACTTATGAGGCATTAGCGGCGAAAGCCTCAGAGTTACTGTACCAGATTGGAGTTGGCATAGTGTACGCTCCACTACCGCGGCCGACGGTCCCGGTCATTGGGCAGACACTCGGAGCCGATGCTGCGCTGACTTGGTTCGTGAAAGTCAGTTGGACCGACGATTTTGGAGTCGAAAGCCAGGCGAGCGTCGTTAACTCTTTCAACACTTCAGAGGGTTCGGCGTTGAGCGTGCGCGCCGTCGGGGCGCCACGAACGGCGCGAGGTTGGAACGTATATGTGGGCACGAGCGACGATCAAGTGGAACGCCAGAATTCGGGGATTGTGGGCCTAGGGAGCAGTTGGACGAAGCCTTCCGGTTCTCTTATCGCTGGCGTTCGTCCAATCACGGGGCAGAGTCCGGACCAGTATCTCCGGCGATCGACTGTGGTGTTTAGAGGTTAATCCGATGGCACAACTTGCAGTTTCGGTAGTCAAGAAAATTGAAGCGCTCTTAAGGGCACCGACCGGTCTGGCACAAGGATTGGCCGCGGTTAGCGAGACGAATGGGCAGCAGCTTGGGGAACTGAGCGATCAGCAAATTGTGATGCTGAATGTGTCGGCTGAATTAGCGGAGAAGGCAACCGGGACTGTATACCCGAGCTACTACATTTATTGCGAAAAGCTTAACAACACACTTCGTGAAAAATTTCGCCAGTTTTCTGGAACGGCCGTGATGTCCGTCGAAGTTCGAGTGACTCATGACCGTTTGGAGGGGATTGAACAGAGGGCGCAACTCTACGTAGACGCGCTGATTGATACCTTAGATGCCAGTCGAGGCGACTGGGGAAACGGCCAGTTCTATACTGGCGGTTACCAAATTAGTTTCAGCTCCATAAAACTTGGCGGAAAACACTTTGTGCAGACCGCAAAAGCTACCTTCGAAGTCCAGATTAGTAAATAAAGGGAGAAGGCAATGCCTTGTTATATCTCATCAAACCAGAATCGTTTTTACGCGGCTGTCGAAAATGATTTCGGCAGCGTGGCGAGCGTTACGGCTGCCAATCGCATACCTGCCATCAAGTTGGCCATTCAGCATGACACTGCCGCTGCGCGAAGGCGCGACAAGTCCGGTAGTCGATCGCGTGCGGCGATGCCGGCCGGAGTACGTCGAAAGACGGACTATCGTTTAGAGACGTACCTGACGAATTGGGGCGAGACGGCTGGCGAACCCTCCTGCGGTCCTCTGCTGAGGGGTGCGCTCGGTGCAGCGCCTGTGATTGCGGCGAGCGGAGTTGTTGCGTCGACGTCCGGGAACAACATTACCGTGGGCGGTCCCCATGGTTTGGCGGCTGGCCAGGCGATTAGCTTTGGCAGCGAGATACGCTTCGTCGAGACGGTAGTGAACGCAACCACAATTCGGCTGAATGCACCGTTCTCGGTCTCGCCGGCGACCGGTGCGCCATTGAATCCGACGATTACCTACGCACCGGCAACCCAGTTGCCAAGCGTTTCGATATTCGACTATTGGAGTCCGGCGACAGCGGTACAACGAATTGTTGCAGGGGCGTCCGTAGATGTGATGAAGATCAAGGTGAACGGCGACTATCATGAATTCGAGTTTCAGGGTGAGGCGCGGGACCTTCTCGACAATACGTCGTTCAGCTCGGGTGTTGCAGCCCTGACGCAGTTCCCTGACGAGCCGCCGGTTAGCGAAATCGGCTACCAGATCATTCCTGGTCACATTGGACAGGTATGGATGGGAGCTTCGCCGACCCAATTCTTCACGTTAACCGATGCCGAGGTGGTGGTTCGGAACAACGTCGATATGCGTAAGCGCGAGTTTGGATTTGACGGGCCACGCTGTCTGTCGGCTGGTGAGCGGGAAGTGGGAATGCGGTTCCGAATTCTGGAACAGGATGATGCAGCCACTAAGGACCTTTATGCCGCTGGAAAGGCAAGGCAGCCAATTTCTGTGATGCTGCAACTAGGGCAGGAGCCGGGACAGCTTTGTGGCATCTACATGCCGAAAGTTATTCCTGAAGTCCCAGAGTTCGACGACCGGAATCCGCGGGTAGAGTGGGCGTTTGGCCTGAGCCAGGCGAACGGCTCCCTTGATGACGAAATTCGGATTGCATTCGCGTGAGGTCATGATCTGCATGAGATACGAGAGTGCGGTTAAACAATGCTCACGAGTATATCCGGAAGTATCCTTTTCGGTTCGTAAGATGTCGTTAGCGGGAAGAATGGACTTAGTGCACCGGATACGAGTCGAGGGATTGGCTCTGGCGTTCCATGAGGCGGGAGATGATCCGAAGGACAAGTTGATGGCTGCCGAGATCAATGGTTCAATCGAATCACTGTATGTCCGCTGGGGATTAGTTTCAATAGAAGGATTGGAGCTCGATGGCGTAGCGGCAGATGTAGATGGATTGATTGAGAGGGGCCCTGAGGAACTTTGTCGGGAGATCGCCCAGGCGGTTCGGCAAGAGTGTTTTCTTAGCGAGGAAGAGAGAAAAAACTAATTGTCGCCTTTCACTTTCAGTTCGCGAACCAAGCCGCGTGGAGGTGCGACGATTGCCGAAGACAAGGTTTGGAAAAGAAACGCAATTGCGGATTCATTCAAAGTGGGCAAATTAGCCAGACACCGATTTGGCTGCGAGGAACGGTGGTGAGCACGGAATGCCCTCGAAGTTACATTAGTCCAGAGAGTGTGAGTTGGCTCGAGGCGTTTCATGTTTGGCGGTTAGGCGGAAAGGAGGAGCTGGGCTGCTATTCCGCTAAGTCCGTCGAGGCGTTCTCAATACTGGAGAGTGAGTTGTTGAAGGAGCGAGAGAATGGCGTCAGATAACTATAAGAACGACATAGAACGATTACTCACCGGCGGGGTGGGAGAATCGAACAAGAGTGCGGAGGTGCTCGCCTCTGCTGGGGTTACTGAAGGGCGTGAGGCCACTGAGCAATTGAGTAAACATATAGCGGATCTGGCACGAATCGCACAGCAGCAGGTGGAGACGACGAGGGCCAATACGCAGGCCATCGAGTCGACGGCCCGAGGGGGACAGGCGGCGGGCATTGGAACTGAAGCGGCCAAGAGTGCAGGCAGCTACCTACTCAAGGGGTTGACCCTTGGTCCTCTAATTGGGGGAATAGCGAAGCTGTTTGGAGGCGACCAAAAGAGCGAGCGAGCGCTGGAGCGATTCTCCCTACCAGAGCCGATCCGGGCCGAGGCCGGGTTGTCTTCCAGTGGCCAGCTATATTCAATCGCGAGGGGTAGCAGCGATCAGCCGCGTGTGATTTCTCCAACTGTGGCGGCGGTCTCACCACAGGCCCAGCCTCTCGTACCTAGAGGCGCCGAGGGGGTCCAGAACATCACGGTCAACATAAACGCGATGGATAGTAAGAGCTTCATGGATCGCAGCGGGGACATCGCGCGAGCCGTCCGAGAGGCGATGTTGAACTCGCATTCGTTGAACGATGTGGTGAATGACTTATGAGCGACTTTCCAGTGTTGAAGACAGGCGCGGTGATGCAATATCCGGGCGGGCGTGAGCGGTGTTATTCGACTGAGGTCATGCAGTTTGTTGACGGCAGCGAGCAACGGTACCGAAATTATTCGTCGTCTCTCCTGCGATGGGCAGTTCGACTAGAGAATCTCGACGAAGAAGAGCTTGGGCGAATAGAAGCTTTCTACGCACAAGAGCAGGGTGAATTTGGGATTTTTTCCTTTACCGATCCTTGGGACGGAACGGAATACTCTGAATGTCAGTTCGAAAACGAGGAGATCTTGGCCGAGTTCCTAGAGTTTCACGACGGACGGACTGAACTTAGAATTCGACAGGTTAGATAGGAGCAAGATGGCTTTCTTTCCTCAATTGTCAACGGGTGTCGTGTGCCAATATCCGCTTCGTCGGAGACAGGTATTCCGGTCGGCGGTGAACCGGTTACGCGATGGGCGGCAGATAAAGGCGTTCGATCCTGGCGGAAGCTTGCTGGAGATCGAACTTGATTTGAATGGGCTGACAGACGAAGAGATAGCCGGATTGGAGCAGTTTTTTTCAACGCATGAAGGCCGAATGACAACGTTCGGGTTCTTGGATCCTGCGATGAACCTACTGCAATGGAGTGAGGACTTCGCCAAGGCGAACTGGACGCGGGGGCCGTTACTGTCAGTAAGTGGTTCCCTAGAAGACCCTTGGGGCACGCAAAGGGCCTTCCAATTGGAGAATACGGCTGTAGCTCCCCAGACAATTATGCAGGCGGTTGCAGCGCCCGGCGGGTATCGATATTGCTCCAGTATTTGGCTGTCGGCGGGGACACCGACCCAGGTGACGCTGATGGCGACATCGGGCGGGTTCACTCAGTCGCTGGATGTCCAAGTCGGGCCGCAGTGGAAGCGCTTCTCCTTGAGCGTCGATCTTCCATCTCTGACAGAGTCAATCGGCTTCGGCTGGGAACAACCTCCTGGCTCCAGCGTGAGAGCGGTTGGGGCCCAGGTAGACGCGCAACCAGCAGCGGCGGGATACAGAAGGACAACTTCACGCTCTGGCGTGTATTCGAAAGTACGATTTGCGGCGGATACGTTCTTGCGTGTAGCGCGAGGGGTAAACGACAACAGTGCAAAATGTAATCTTGTTGCCCGCTTAGCGTAAGGCTTGGCGGTTATTGGACGAACTCTATGCTGACGATTCACGAGATGAAAGAGCGGGAGATCCTGGAGACGCCCGTCCTGCTGTTTGACTGCGAACTGCGTAACGGTCAACACCAATACTGGGCCACTCATGAGGTGACGTTTGAAGGTCAAGTATATCGTGCCCGACTAATTGACCACAGCGGCTTTGACATTAAGGCCTACTCCGACGACGGAATTGACACTTCAGCCAAGCTGAGTATCGTATTGGCGAACGCAGATTCGCACTACTCGCAGGTCGAACGGGCTGTGGGGTTCAAAGGATCGCGACTGTCGGTCCAGTTTGTCTTCTTCGATCTAGTCTCTGGTGTGGCCGCAACAGAAGCGATTGCTATCTTTCGAGGGATCGGCAACTCTCCCCATGAGATCAGTGAATCACTCTTGCATGTTTCGTTTACCAACCGGCTTACCTTTCAGCGGGTCCTTTTGCCCGACGTAAGAATCCAGAAACGATGCCCTTGGTTGTTTCCCGCGACCCAAGCCAATCGAATCGAGGCAATTACCGGGGGGCCGCGCGCGAGCCATTCGCCGTTCTTCCGTTGTGGTTACTCAGCGGGCGAGTTCGGGGGCGTCGGGAATCTAAACGGGACGGTTCCGTTTACAAATTGCGACTATACTCGAAAATCTTGCGAAGAGCGAGGGATGTTCAGCCAGGATGCTCTAGTACAGATTACTCGCCGATTCGGTGGGATCGAGTTTGTTCCGTCAACGACGTTGGTTCGGGGATATGGTGACAAGGGCTACTCAACCAGCGCGGTGCAAAGCAATGAAGCAAAGTACAACGACTTTGTGCCCTTGGCATACGGAACCTGTTGGGTGCAACCGCCGATTACCTTAGCTCGAAACGATGGCAATTTGACACGAATGGAAGCTCTGCTTGCTATAGGAGAAATTTGCGGCGTTCTGAAGGTGGTGGTGAACGACGTAGAAATTCCGCAGGCGGTTGAGGGTGCGAACATGACCGCCACCGGTTGGTACCACATGGTGAGTAAGGGTAACCGAACCGGAACCTTTAATCTCAATTTCGCTGACGGAAGTGGGGCGGCGGTTGGTGATCCTTATGGAAGTATGGCTTATCTTTCGGTCGTCGTTCCGAATCGGGTCCAGGACGGAAAGTCGATTCCTCGCGTGCAGGTTTTGCTGGAAGGCGCGAAGCTGCCAACCTACGATGAGGCGGGCGATTTTGTAGCGGACCGTTTTACGAACAACCCAGCTTGGGTGATGCTCGACGTTTTGCTCCGTAGCGGCTGGATGATGGATGAAATCGATTTGGCGAGTTTTGGTTCCACTGCTCTCTACTGTGACGATGAGGTTTCGGCGATCGATCTTCATGGAAATTCCATCATGATCCCGCGCTTCCAGTGCAACCTATCGCTGCGTAGGCGGAGGAGCGTAGCTGAAGTAGTGCGAGGGATTCGAAGCTGCGCTGGGTTATTTCTTACCTTCGGTTCGGGAGGGAAACTTCAGTTGCGACAGGAAACCACGATTGGGGTCCAACAGGCACAGGCATCGCCGGGTACAAATGCTATAGCGGAGCTACTGGGTGGTTGGCCGTCTTATGAGTTTGATGAGCGTTCTATTCTGAGGGGAAAGGGCGGCGAACCGAAACTTAGAATCTTCTCGCGAAGTTCGGCAGATACGCCGAATCGCTTTAGTGTTGAGTTCCAGGACTCATTCAATGAATATCAGCAAGATTCCCTTTCATTGCTGGATCTCAATGATGTCGTGACGTCAGGACAGGAGACGAGCGCCGCCTTGCCTGCGCTGGGCCTTGCGAACTTTGACCAAGCGGCGAGGATGACGAAATTACAGCTGTTGAAGGCTGTCCGCGGAAACGTATATCTGGAATTCGAGACATCGGTAAAGGCGATTGGCTTGAAACCGGGAGATTTAGTGACGATGACGTATCCGAAGGAGGGCTTGGATCGGCAGCTCTTTCGGATTAGTCGGGTAACCCCGGGGATTAACTTCCGCACTGTCCAGCTTACGATGCAATGGCATGACGATGATTGGTATGTGCAGACGGCCGGAAAGGGTGCAGAATCGTCCGGTAGGCAACCGAGATATGAATTAGGAGTTCCTCGGCCCTTGATTGGCAATGTGATCGATGGGGATGGCGTGACCCAGTTTGGAATTACCGAAGCCTACACGGAAGCAACGGATGGTTCAGCCCGTGTCGCGATTTCGGTAGGATTTACGGAGCCGACAAAGCCAGAGGCGACCAAGGTGGGAATTCCGTTGCTGGCGATTTCCCCGTTGTCTCAGGCGACAGGGGGGACGTTGGTGGGGGATCAGGTGTTTTACTACGCGCTAACTGGGGTGGACGTCGACGGAAAGGAAAGCGCACACTCGTTTATCGTACGGGCCGTTGTCCCCCCGGGGACGGGGACGAATCGAGTGACTCTCAGTAGGTTTAGCTTTGGTGCTGGAACAGTAGTGTTTCATGTTTACAGAGGGCGAAATCCTCAGCAAATGACCCGTATAGCGTCTAGCCAAGTTGTCGCAGAAACATATTCTGACCTTGGGGAACCTGATGGCTTTGTTTCGCCGCCGGATGAAACTTTCTCGCATGCGAATTTCTATTGGCGATTGGAGCTGCAGGGCCATCAGCTGGCCGGGATTGTAACGTTGACTACCATCGGCAATAGTAGTCTGAGCATGATCGTCAATGAGTGGCGATCGAAGATCGTGCGGATTGTTAGTGGCCGGGGAATGGGCCAAGAAAGGAGGATCGATAGCAATTCGGGCACAACCTGTGTCTTGAACACTGGTTGGGTTGTTCTTCCGGACTCGACGAGCAAGTGGGTTGTTGTTGAGCCTAGCTGGTTCCGCGGAGCTACGACGGCCACGAGCCCAGCGGTATTCGAGGTTCCGAACCGGGAAGGAGCGACGGTTCACGTCACGGGTCGAGCGGCGAATGCGAATGATCGGGAATGCCTCCTGGAATTGTCGCCGATTACAAGATGGCGGATCTTGGGTGCGAGTGCCGGGCAACTTGACGAAGATGTGGCTCCGCCGCCTTCCTTTGCTTTGAGTTCGATGGGGGACGGAACGGTTGAATTGCAATCTATCGGATTCCCTTCATTGGCCAACACACGAACGGTTTCAGCAGGCACCTTGGTAATGCGGTATTGGGATGAGTTGCAGAGTCCGTCGTCGCTGGTTTTGAGTGAACCGATCGATGCAGTCACCGACACGATCGTGCTGTCCGCTGCGGGTCAGCTTTCGGCGGGACAGATTTTTCAAGTCGACGGCGAACTGTTTCAGGTGGCTTCCGTGTCGGTTGGCGGGTATGCGGTACAAGCGGTGCGTGGTTCCCATGCTTCGCCGATTGAGGCTCACGACGCTGGTTCATTGGTGTATCCGTTGGATCAGAAGACTCAGATTTTGCCTTTTGGGCGGGACTTCTTCGGATCGCCGGCTAGCGGAAGTTATTCGTTCAGTGCCCACGTACCTGGCGTGAGGGTTGCCGCTGCGGATCTTTACTTGACGAATGGACGTGGGAACTCGGATGTTGCGAAACGGAGCGTAACAGGCACGCTGGATTACGGACTTCGTACTCTTCAGGGTGGCCAAATAACGCTGCAAGTTGAAGGATGGTTGGCGATCCAGGAAGATGCGACGCCCCCATTCACAGTTGAAGCGCCATTGGTTATGCGGGACATCTTTGCGGTTGTGGGCGACGCACCAACGTTGGGTCCG